AACGACATGGCTGCAAAAGCCACACCGGCTGTACTCCCATTTCCCACAGTGACCAAATCCTTCTGAGTTACCCTCATCGTATCGCCATTACCCAAAGAAACAACACGCCCAAGACTTGCGATGTTGCGCTGTGGGTTTGACTTTCCGGGCTTGGCTTGTTGCCCATTGTTTTGGCTCTTGCCTGGGTTCCCTTTTCGGTTTGTCCCATTTGTTTTCCGCCGTCCAGATGAAGCTGTCCCTTTTGCCATTGCCCTGTCTACTGCTCTGGTTACTGCAGGAGCGATAGCGTCTGCAAGCTCCGCCGCAGCCTGAGCTGCTCCAAGGTATGGGTTGTAGGGATAAGCCGCTTGGTTCTGCTGTCCGGGAACAAGTGCCATAACACGCTTGGTGCAACAAAATGAAATCCCGATCCCAAGGATCAATCTTTAATAAAAGAAATAGGCAAAAGGAGCACCTGAAAATGAGGCTTTGGTAGAGCCGTCAATTAGGGTGGGGGTGCTGTACCCCACTGTGTACTGCCTGTAGTACTTTTCTGCAATCCTCTGTTGGTCTGGTAACATGCCGAAAGCAAGCCAAAATGAGTATCTGGTACGGGCAGACACCTTGCGGTGCCTGTCCTCCATCTGCCATGCCATAAAAGACATGCCCGAAACCATTGCCGGGTGCTCATTGATCTTGCTACTCAAGCCGCCACCAAATCTCTGCAGACAGGCGTAATATTCCCTGGAAACAGGAATACCGTCAGTCAAGGAAGCTCCACAATCACCGACAGCAGCAGCCCACTTCTTGGCTGCTGATTGTGAAGAGATCAACAACCGTGCGGCAATCCTTGGCAGCAGCTACCCTAGGATCCCGCACCATCCTGTATCCACCATCAACCCAAACTGGCTGGGTCTGGCAGAATACCATTTTCTCAAGCTCATATACAGGCTTTTCAACCTGCATTAAGAACCCCATTTCTCTAAACCACCCCTCCAATGGCCTAGAAAATTTGTTGACATCACGCCGCTCCATGAATACGACACAATCGTCACCGTTGTTCATTAATTTGGTCCTAACACCACAATAGCTGGAATATGCGTGTACCAATCCGCACATAATTAGGCAATTGCCCAACGAGGTGTTAATGTCGCCCGACATGCGACAACCATGGACCTTGTACTTGACTCTACCTTCAGGGGTGTGTCCGGTACCCCTATTGGTGAGTTGCCAACTCAACAACTGGCTCAGCTCTGGATCGTTTTTATGTACAGCGGTATACACTGAGTGCTCCCACTGCAACATCTCCCTGCTGACATGTTTGTCAAACTTGGAAGCATCCAGGCCTACCATCGCACAGTCAGTAAATCCAGCATACTTCTGACTTGCTAAGTGGCCGGTCTGATCAGCATTCAGACCCTTTGCAACGGTTACTTCACCCCAGGCCCGAGCGACTGCTCTAAACATGGGCTTTTCCAATTCTTTCAACCATTGTGCACATGAAATGACATAGCGAGGGTTGCGACACTGTATTACTCTCGGCAACGGGTCCAAGGGCACCCCATCGGGAGATAGCATCTCCCGCTTCTCGTTACCCTTGACAAAAGGCTTCGTATAGGCGTCTCTCTTTCTGATGGGCTCAATCATCAGTGAGTGGACAGCTCGCTCCATATCTGCTCGTTTCCGGCCACGGTACAGCTCCAACGTTTCCATCAGGTTACGGCGTGGCGGGACGTGACAGGCATGGGTTACGATCTGCTTGAAGTTTTCAAGCCTCCTACGTATAACCCCCCTGCGCGGCGCTAATTTTGGGACAAAATTTCCCAAATCATC